ATTACTACAATAGTAACAGTTGCTTCAATAGTAGCAGCTTCTACACCTACACCTAAAGATGATGAATGGATTGGTAAGTTGTATAAACTTATTGATTTATTAGCTGTTAATATAGGTAAAGCTAAAGAAAAAGCACCTGTAGTTGAATCTAAAGATGGCAACAGCTAAAGATGCTTTAAATGCGATTGAGTCGCATGAAAAAGAATGTAGATTAATTTACAAGAGTATAGATGCTAGACTAGAGGCTGGCTCTAAAAGATTTGATAAATTAGAGGCTATACTATGGGGCGTATATCCTTTTATACTAGCAACAATAATAGCATCAAGGTTTTTAGGATGAGCAGAGCAAAGAAAACAATAACAAGAGTAGCAGAGAAACTAAAGAAAGCTAGTAAAGCACATGCTGGACAAGCAAAGACTTTAGAATCTCTAGAATTAAAAAAAGGTAGAAAAACAAAGAAATCTAAAAGCAGAGTTAATGAGGCTGGCAATTATACTAAACCAGCTATGAGAAAGAGATTATTTAATTCTATCAAGGCAGGTAGTAAGGGCGGCAGACCAGGGCAATGGAGTGCTCGTAAAGCTCAGATGCTAGCCAAAAGATATAAGGCAGCAGGTGGCGGATACAAAAACTAATATAGTCTTTGGTGATATAGAAATACCAACTTCACAACATCCAGAGATAAAAAAACTAAAAAGAAAAAATAACGTCCATCACATGCACGGCAATAAAGTGTGGAACTCTACTTTAGTTACTATGGATACATTTGAAGAGTTAGATAGTATAAAAGGAAGAATAGCTGATCTAGGTTGTGGTTGGGGGGTGCTAACACACTATATGCAAAAAAAAGGTGGTGATGTCACAGGCTTTGATTTAGATAAAGGTGTAAAACCATACTTTGATTTAATGTCAAATCTAATGGGAGTAAATCCTGAGTTTAAAAATATAGATATATTTAGTGATGATTTGCCTTTAGATTACGATGTTTATATAGCTTGTGATGTTTGTTTTTGGGAAGTGCATACAGATAAGTGGGTGGCTTTAATAAAAAGACTCTATGATGCAGGTAAAGTATTAACAATGATAGACCCTGGTAGACAATCCTTTTGGTCTTTATTGCAAAACTCACCATGTGAATATATGGTTGAAAGAAGATATATAGAAAAGCCTAGAAAAACAGATGCTTTTATAGCAATGTTTGGAGATTAATATGCCATTAAAAAAATCACAAAGAAGTCTAAAAAAATGGACTGGACAAAAGTGGACTACTGCAAGTGGTAAAAAATCTTCTGAAACAGGAGAAGTCTATGCACCTAAAGCACAAATAGACAGATTAAAGTCTACACCTAAAGGCAGGCGTAAATTATCAGCAGCTAATAAAAAGAAACGAGCAGCTACTAGAGCAGGTAAGCAACACGCAAGACATGGCTTGCATAAAGGGAAAAAGAGATAATGGAACAAAAATCAAAAGGTTTAGATGCAGGACTACTAGCACAAAGTTTAAATCAAAAAATTTTTGAAAACGAGTATGCACCTAATATGTCTATAGCAGAAAATTTTGAAAAAATAATAGATGCTGCTAGAAATAAAGACCTATATAAATCAAAAGACTTTGATAGATTAGGTCTAGCTAGTGCAACTCGTATGAAAAGATTTACTGTAGGTGACCCAAATAAACCTAAAGAAATGAAACTAAAACCTAGTCTTGGTCTTAGTTTGCAAGAAATAGCAGAACAATATGATTCACCTTTGATTGGTAACTATGATGCAAAAAATCATTTAATTAAATTTTTAATGGAACAAAATATAAAAAATACAGAATTTATCCCTAACCCAAATCAAGATAGGAAAATGTTTTAATGTATGAATACAGTTGTAAAGTTGAAAGAGTCGTTGATGGGGATACTGTCGATGTTGTTTTGGACCTCGGTTTTGATATTCTTTATAGGTCTCGTGTTCGTCTATATGGTATTGATACTCCCGAGTCACGTACTCGTGACTTGGATGAGAAGGCTAGAGGAAAAATGGCTGGGTCTTTCTTAAAAGAAGCTATAGATCAAGGCAATCAAGTAGTTATACAAACTAAACTAAAAGATTCAAAAGGTAAATTTGGCAGAGTACTAGGTAACGTAGTAGTGGATGGAGAAAATATTAACCAGTCAATGATTGATGCTAATTTAGCTGTAGCTTACTTTGGACAAAGTAAAGATGAAATAGAACAAGAACATTTAAGTAATAGACAAATACTTATAGAAAAAGGATTATTTGAGCCAGTAGAGTAATGGAGCAAGCAGTCACTTTAATCAATGAAGTAGGTTTTCCAATAGCAGCAGCAGGTGGTTTAGGTTTTTTTATATGGAAACTTATTAACAGAATTATTGATGGTATGGAAACAAAACTAGATACTTTAGATGATAAACAAGCAGAACTTATATCCAACATGGAAGAAAGACTTGGTACTAAACTAGATTCTCAGCATGGAATACTAGTAGCATTGATTGACAGAGTACGCAGTCTGGACAATGAGATCATTCGTCAGGATACACTTATAAAAACTATATTAGGTGTACCGCAGTTAATAGATAGTAATAAAATTGCAAAGGCAGATAGAGATGATCAAAGAAAAGATTGAACAAATAGAAAGAGAACAGTTAGTCTCAATAGACAACGTAATATTTGAACCTATGCCAAACAAAAGACCTTTTCCGCGTGATAAGTATATTTATGAAGACGAAAGTTATAATCCAGAACAAGATACGATCTACCTTAACAAACTAGGTAGAACTATAGAAATAACATCTTGTTCATTTATCTTGTTATCTTTAATCGGTTGTGTATTTGTTTTGATTTGGGCAAAGTTCTTATGACAGACTGGGATAAAATAGTAGCAATACTAGGTATTATTTTAGTATTGTTGGTTGTAACTTTATCTGTAGCAGCAGACGAAATGACTCACAAGTTTAAGAATCCTAGCTTCTCAGGTGTTGGTACATCTAGTCATTACTTAACTATAGAAAATCAAGAATTCAATAGAAAAGAGGCTATACGTGAGGAAATTAAAGCTTACGTGGAGGATTTGGAAAGAGAAGCAGAAAATACTACCCTTGCTAGGTTTATACGTAATTTAGAGAGTAGAATATATGCACAACTAAGTAGACAGCTAGTTGATAGTCTATTTGGTGAAACCGCATCTGAGTTTGGCACTTTAGAGTTAGAAGGCAACACAATAGAATATAAAGTAGAGGATGATAAGGTTACACTAATAATTACAGATGAAGAAGGCAATACAACAGAAATTACTGTACCTCTTGGTTCTTTTACTTTCTAGTTGTTCTTTAATAATACCTCCATTAGATAATGGCATACCTCCTATAAGAAATATAGAATCAGCAGAGATAATAACTTTACTTACGAAATTATCAGAAGTAGAGAAGCCTGAAAAGAAACCAATAGTTGCTGTATATCCAAACTCTTTTAAAGATAATACAGGACAACGTAGGTCTAATAGTCAATATGCTAGTTTTAGCACAGCTATAACACAAGCTCCTGATGCTTATTTAATTAGAGCGTTAAAACACTCAGGAGTTTTTACAGTTGTTGAGCGTAAAGGTTTAGATAATCTTACTAAAGAAAGACAAATTATAAGAACTACTAGAGAAACTTTTGAGGAAAAACAAAAGGTAAAGCCTTTACTTTTTGCAGGTTTAATAATGGAAGGTGGGGTTATTGGCTATGAGTCTAATGTTAAATCAGGCGGTGCAGGAGCAAGATACTTAGGAATAGGTGCTACAAAAGAGTATAGGCAAGATTCTGTTACTGTATCTTTGCGTACAGTATCAGTTAGTACAGGAAAAATATTAATAGAAGTTTTGGTTACCAAATCTATTTTAAGTGCTTCTATATCATCAGATGTATTTAGGTTTTATGAGAATATGACTGAATTGATAGAAATAGAAAGTGGTCTAGTAGAAAATGAATCAATAAATATAGCTTTACAAATGGCTATAGAAACAGCAGTTTTACAAACCATACAGGAAGGATATGAAGAAAATTATTGGCAATATAAAAATATTATCAATCAGCCTAGTTGTGATGATGAGTGCATCGCTAATATACGGGGCTGATAATGAAATATTTATAGATCAGTCAGGTGCTACATCTAACTTGGACATAGAACAAGTTGGTGGTGGTGGTAACATTATTGGTGGTGCTGATGCTGCTGCTGGATCAATGACTGCACTAGATATTGATGGTACAACCATGACCTTAGATATATTACAAAAAGGTAGTACAAATAAATTCTTAGGTGATATATGGGCTGATAGCTACACTGGTTATTTTTCTTTTATCGGTGATACCAACACCTTCAATATGTCGACAGATGAAACCAATGCAACTGGAGCAGATGGTTCTAATGTAAACGTACAGGTTACAGGTAATACAAATACCATGACTCTTAATCATGCTATGACAGCATTAGCAGCAAACCTAGATTTAGATTGGATCATACAAGGTGGAGGAAACACAATTACATCTTCTATAGATGTAGATGGTGCGACTAACTACATGGATATAGATGGTGATGATAATACTGTAACTTATGATGGTGATGGATATGCTGGCGGTTACTTCTACCTAGATCATACTGGTAACGACAGGACTTTTAACATAGATCAGGAATCTACATCAGATAATGATT